TAGGGTGCCCTGACTCCTGAGCAACCTCTAACGCCCCGTCTAGCGCCTCTCTGCCCTTGTCTATGAGCGAGTACAAAGACCCTCTGGTATATTCGTAATCTTTTGTCTGGTCGTCTTTATCTGCTGTTGGCGGTACTGGTTTAGATGGTTCAATATCAGTAGATTCAACTTCAATGTCAAATAAATCTTCCATATTATTTTCAAACTTACTCATAATAGTTCAATACCTTCATTAAATCCAAAGTCGTCTGTACTAATAATTAGTTCATCATCAGCAGTTGTGATCTGCCCGTCACCATTCTTATCTTCCAATGCCTTGGGAGAGTAACTGTAAGCAGCAGTTCTTTTACTAGCAGCGAGATCACCCAATGATTCGTAAATAGTAGCTTTACGAATAATTCCAGTATTAGTATAAGGACCGTAAATATAAGACTTGGCGGTAAAGTTTAATGTCCACACAATGCTTCTACGATCTAAAAAATTATCATCCCAGTCATCTTCGTAATTGATATTGTTCAGTACAATAGCAATATCTTTTTTCTCATCCATGTCTGTAACCATGTTGAGAGTAATATTAAAGTTAGGTTGAAAAAATGGTAAAATTTGTTCGAGAATTTGTAGACCATCATCTTGAGATTTGCCAATAATTCCTAGTTCAAATGACATGTCATAAGGAATTGGAACATACTGAGTTTTAACTTCCGAACCATCCTCGGCAATAGTTGTTCTATATTTTTGTACAGGACTTGTCTTACGAGCATTATCGTAAGTAATAGCAGTCATCTCAAAATAAAGACGTGGTATTGTGATAGCAACCTTATTAGATACATCTGGATTTTGCTCTAGACGTGTCAAAAATTTCTGCTTAGGTCCATAAGCAAGAGGAACTTTTTCAACCTCAAGTACAGAACCTGTACTTGGATCTACTTTCTTCAGTTCGATATTATTGAATAACGTACCAAAACCAACTACCGTTTTACGTATAGCTTCGTTATAGAAATGTTGACCAAGCATTAGAATGAATCCATAAAGTTGCCATACTCACCGAAGGGATTAACTTCTCCCCAATCAATAAGGTTATCAGCCTCATCTTCAATTTCGGAGTTTTGATCGTAGGCGCTGTTGGTATTATTTAGAGTGTTAAACGACTCGGGACTCCAAGTAGCACCTGAAGTTAGACCAGTAACTAGTTCAGCAGTTGTGAAGGTTCCTGTTCTGTTGATGACTTCCAAGGCACGTGTAGCACTATCCCAAGACTTGACATCTGCTCTATTGTCTTTGGGTGAGTAATCAATAGTGACAGTAGGAGCACTAGTATAACCAGCACCACCATCTGTGATGACAACCCCAGTAATAAGACCAGCAGCAGAAACCGTCGCCGTGCCCGTAGCATCTGTAGTTGCTCCTCCGCCAGAGAATGTAACAGATGGTGGTAGTGATTGGTTGTAGTACAAACCAGTGTCTGTCATTACTACACCATCAACAGCATCACCACTAATAGTTGATGTTGCCTTAGCAAGGAACTCGTCACCTACAATTTCTTCTCCTACAACAAAGTCTCCTGTACCACCAGGATCCATAAACAGTTTAATGGAACTAGACTGGGTTGTTTCAATTACATCAATTTCAGCAACACCTGTCTCGATGCTATCACTGCCAACCTCATAGATCTCAGCAGTCATTGTGTAGAATTGAAGTTTGCCCATCTGATAGAAAGGTTGCTCTCTTTCTACAAATTTGATCTCATACAAATCTTTTGTCAACGGGAAATACAATAGATCTCCCTCGTTAGGTCTGTTATCTAATGTAAGAGTAGGAGCATGTTCAGTTACTTCTTCATCCCAACGTCTTGTAGAGACTCGAAACTTTACTTCATCTGTAATACGCAGACCGAACTTACTGATAAATTCAGATGTTTCTCCAAAACCTGTTACGTTCTCTAGAAGCATTTCAATCTGAAATTGTTCCTGATACTTTGAATAGATGATGTCATCTAAAGTATTATCTTTCAGGATTGTTCTAGGTAGGTAATAGATATCCGATCCGAACAGTTTGATCTGCTCGTCAACGAGATCCTGTACGAGATTTTGCTCGCCAGAAAAACCGCTATAGTAAGTGGGAAAGTAAGGACTAGTAGGCATCTTATCCGATCATATCCATTGGTGGAAGGGAATACTTGGACAGCATTTCTGACTCAAGTGCTTGAACTTCTCTGTTACCATCATCCCAGATCTGACGACCGTTTAGGGTGATGCCACCAGGAAGTTGAACATTGTTGAATTTAATGAGGTTTGCTCCCCACTGTCTTTTCATTAAAGCAGTGGTATACCTTTTGAGAAAACTATCATTATATACTTGGGTATATGTATCTGGATCTATAGAACCCCAACAATCAATCAGAATCCAGTTTCCTTCTTTAAGTCTATTGACATCAATATCAACATACAATCTATCTTGTCTCTTCGTAAATCTATACTGTACAAAAGCACCAGTATTGATAACTTGATCTAGAGTTTCAAAATATTGTTTGACCATATAATAATTAGTAAGGTCAAAATTTCCCATCTTGAACCCATTCGAGAAGGAAAACATATCCATCAAGAAGTATTGGTTTGACATCCCAAATAAGTTGTTACGAACAAAGTTCGATGACACGCCAAATACTTTACTAACACCCATTACATGACTTGGGATTTCTAGAAAATTTTTCCTATGCTCCCATCCAGTAGCATCAGGGTCTACAGTTTGAGTAACTTCATTCTGTGTGGTAAATCTAGTGACATCCGAATCAGTAATGTTATGCTTCAGATACATTTGTTCAAGACCATCAAAATGATGCTCATGATAAAACTGGATAGCATCATCTACGATGTCACTTGTCTGCTCATCAGCAATGTTGATTTGTAGAACAGGAGCACCTAATTGACGTTTACAATAATCAATTAACTCCTGTCTTGTACTTGGCGCTGCCATTTACCTACTACATAGATTCCCTAATACTATTTATGGAAGGTTATTTTAGGAAACCATTAAAAATTAATCACTCTGCCGGTGGTTCTTCAGATGCTTCTGTTTCTTCTTCCTTTGGATTAAGCAGTTCCAAGGTTTCCATTCCGCCTTGGAGTTTTAATTTATACTCTTTCGCCTTAACAAGGTTCACTTCTAGTTCGGCAATTTGCTTATCGGTACTAGCAATTTGCTCTTCAAAATTTGTTCTAAGTTGTTCGGTGTCCATAGTAATCAATTTGATTGTGTGTAATAGTATTTATCGAGATGGTAGATTTGGCGTGGTTACTTCAATTTGATAAGGAAGCAAATTTTCTGGAATACTAGCATCATCACTAATGACAACATTTAAATGAAATCCTTCTTTCCAAACATAGTTTTCAAAATCAGGTTCCATTTCTCCTTCTGGACTAGCAGAAAGTGGTTGAACATCCGGATCATAAAATTGTCCAGCAACATCAATATGTCCTTTACCAGGAACATCCATAATAGTGTCTCCAGTTACGGGATCTGTAAAGCAATACCCCACAGATCTACAAATTTCGTAACATTCTTCCCTATTTTCAAATTTGAAATAATAAACCGTAGATGCCATATCCATTTCTCGTAACAATATTATTTAGTATATGAAAAATAATACAATTAAGGTGCTGGAGCAATAAGCATAATTGTTATAGAACCATCAACAGTAGTGATAGTACCACCACCTCCTTGTTGTGATCCTCTAAGTCTTATACTACTTGTCACATTAAATATTTGACAACCACCATCACTAGAGGTATTATGGGTGCCACCTTGTATCGCGTTCCCCTGTCTATTGTAGTTAGACAAGTACATTTCTGATTGTACTGACCCATCAATGACCCATTGGAATCCAGCGTTACATCTGGCGCTGCCGCCATCCACAGCAACTTGAAAACAACACTGATACAATCCTTGAAAATCCGGATCAATATTGATTTGGGTATTAGAAACTGTCAAACCATCAAAATCGCTAAAACCTAATGTCATCTGATCGACATAATTGTTGGCATTAACGTTATTGGTTCCGTTACCAAGAATAATTTTAGCACATTTGCCAAAAACAGTTCCTGATGGTTTGATATCGTTATTACTATAATCTACTACAGACGTTGATGCTGGAATAGTATCTACGTATAAATCTCCTGTTGCCATTTTATTAAGCTCCTAATCTCCAAATTGTGATGTAACTATAAGATGGAATAATTGTTGTATTAATTCCGGTATTTCCAAATCTTCTGAATTCCATTCTAATACCAGAACCCACATTTAGTTGGTAAGCAGTAACAAGTTCTGTACTAGCCTCATTATGACCCGACGCCACTCTCATATAAGAAGATAATGAATTTTCAACTTGTCCTGAATAAGCACCAGTAGACCCGGTGAGACTAACACCAAATCGAAATCCTGGTACATCTCTTGCCGAGGCATTATTGAATGCTACATTTGCTGAAACAATATATAATCCTGCTTCAGGAACATTGATATAATTTCCATCGTGAGAAAACCCACCTTCGTTGATTACCGGCGACGTATCAAACACGGTTCTATGTGTGAAACTAGAGGCATCGTTGGGGTTTGAGTTGGCAGTTAATCTCGTCATGAAATAAGCAGATGACGAATATACACTGGCAGCGCCACCAGCCCCTGATTGGGCAACAGAACTCGCTTTAATTGTATTTACTGTTAATGGCATTATTATTGTCCCGAAAATTTAAACATCATAATGTGACTATTGTCAACAAGTTTTAGGGTATTTGAACTATTATATCCAGTATAATTTCTAAATTCCAATCTCAACAAATCTCCTGCGTTCAAGTCATACATTGTACTTATTCCAGTTGATGCTCTAACCTGATTGGCGTAATCTCTCATATATGAAGATCTAGATTCTTCGACTTGAGCAATGCCATTAATTGACCAACGATGCCACATAGTACAACGATAATTATCTTGGGTAGTTGATGCTGCCGTTTGATCTTCATGAATCATATTACTCGTAACAAAATACCTTCCCGCTTCGGGAATTGTAATTGCTTCCGAAGTAACTCCGAAACCACCATTATTGATCAACGCACTAGTATTAAACACACTTCGCTGAGCCCAAGCGTTTCCCATAGTACTAATATCACTAAAGAGTACTGTTCTTAATTTCAAACATGGTAACACAGCGCCAGAAGCACCAGCATCTCCATAATATAAAGTACCTACTTCAATTGTGCTCATTGTAGAAACCTATCTTACAGTTATATTTATCAAAGAATTTTCCAAACACCATTTACGGTAATTGTTCTTCCATTAGCAACAATAATATCTCCAACCGAGAAAGCATTTGTTCCAGCTGGGATAGTAACATTTTCATCAATAGTTTGACCAGAAGATTTGATGATGCCATAAGTATCAAGATATTGAGCAGAACCATTGACAGTAAATCCGTCTTTAAGTTCGAGGTCTCCTGTAATCTCAGCACCACCAGTAGAAACTGTTACAGCACCTTCTAATCTAGAAGTACCTTGAACACGTAGACGACCAGTCTCGCCAGCATCTGTGAAGTCTTCGCCAATATCAAGAGTGTATATAGGAGTAGTTTCGCCAATACCAACTCTAGAGTTTCTATAGATATCGGTTCCGGATTCGGACCATCTAGAAGCAATAAATTCGGCATTATTTTGAAGCAACAAACCATTGAAGTTGATGTTGCCCTGAATATTCAAAGCATACTCTGTAGTTGAGTCACTGGGATTAATTAGGATACCAGTTCCAATACCGATCTGACCATCACCGATAAAAACATTGCCACCATGAGGATTAGCATGATGAGGAGATCCACTAAAAACCCTAAAGTTCTTACAATATAGATCTTGAGTTCCACTACCATTTACAGGTGATCCACCAGAAGTGGACGATACCATTTCATATGAAATGATATCTCCTGGATTAACATCAGTGATAGCAGCAGAGAAGTTTCTGTAATTGTGTACAGAAGCACTGTTTCCGTCTAGATATGTAACGGAATTATATGGAGCATTGAACAACTCAGTTCCATTCTTAGTAAATCGGAAAGCATACCAGTTTGGACCGGATTCAATGTACGATGTCCACTTGATTCTTAAATCACCTGTCTTCTCGGCAACAAATGTATTCATTACATTGTATCCAGAGTTAGCAGATGTATCTAAAACTTCTACTTCTAAATCATTGAAGAATACGAGATAAGAATCTTGATCACTATAACTAACAGCAGAAGCATTCTCTGTATGTACTTGACCATTAACAGATAGTTTGTATGGAATGTCAAGTGGAGACTGACCAATACCAACATTACCGCTGCCAGTTTCGATATCACCACCTGCTCTTAAGATGAGAGAATTAGGTAAGTTATCGATATTGGATTCTGCTGCTGTATTGGCACCATTGAAATAAAGGTCGGCAGCCGATGTTGTTGCTGGATTATTGGTGCCATAATCAGATGCTTTTCTAAAGATACTCCAAGTATAAGAATATCCACCATTCTGGAAAGCAATACCTTGATCTGCTGTGTTATCTGTTGTTCTTAATGTTAAAGCAGTTTTACCATCAGTAGTAGTGTTTATATTAAACTTACCATTTTGTGCTACTGTTGCTGCTGGAGCAGAACCTATTAGAACATTGCCATTTGTTACATCACCGTATATTAAGTTGTTGGTAGTGTCAACTTTAAATATTCCATTTACGTCTAGTGTATCTGAAACATCAACATCGCCGGTAATTGTTAGAGTTCTTGAAGTTGCTACGTTACCAATATTGAGATCACCATCAATAGTGCCTCCGGTTAGCAATAAATTATCAGAAGCAGAACCAATTAGAGTTGCTGTAATTTCGTTGGCGCTAAAATTACCACTGTTATCTAGTACTACGACTGAATTAGAAGCACCCGTACTAGAGAATGATAGGTTACCAGCATTATAAACAATGTTACTGTTAATTGTAAAACTATCATTTGTTCCTACAATGACATTTATAGTACCTTGGCCCGTACTACCGTTTCCTCCAGAAGCTACAATACTGGAGTCGTATGTGATCGTCCCGCTGTTATTAGCAGTAGTAGCACCAGATCTAAATTTGATATCCGGTGTAGAAGCATTGTCATCCTTTCTACCAAGAATTAATTCTCCGTCAGAAAGTCTTGCTCCTTCATATACAGTTTGTGTGGTCTCATTATTTGGAGGAAGTATAATTCTATAGTCAGCAAATGCTGGTCTATTAGAAGCAGTACCAACAGTTAGTGCCCCAACAAAACCACCACTACTAATGTAACCTGTCAGAATACTATAGTCACCAGAAGTATCTTCCGAACTTGCTGGATTTGGTGGTACAGGAACTTCGTCATTAGTAACAATATTTGTAATTTGGAAACTACCAACACTATTAGAAGTAGAATCATATAGATTTACAACTTGATATGATCCGTTAGCATCAACAAAAGGTAATCCAACCAATAGTTGATTCGGAACATATATCTCATAATACTCGAAGTTGTTGATTCCTCTAATAATTAATGAGTCTTTAATATTAGTTTCTTCTAGATATTCTGGGATCCTGTTACAAGATAGAATACCGTAGTTTATATTATAAGCAGTTTGATACCACTTACCTTCTTTGTTATCTAACTTGTCAGCATCAAGTCCTGTATCTGGACCATCATTTTTTTCTGACCATATTTTATACCATGTTCCAAACGAGTTTGCTGGAGTAGTTCCAGAACCACGAATCCACATGTTATCATTATCAGTGAATGCTAATTGTCTAACACCACCATAAGTAGCGTCAGTACCAGAAGCACCGTTCCTTAGGGTTACTGACAGGTGACGAATTCCACCGTCATCAAGTCCATCCGCCGAATTGTTTTTAGTATCAGCACTTAAACCAGATGGGAATTGATCTGGACTAGAAGAAGAACTTAGAGAACCGATGTCAGTTTCTAAACGTAGTGTGGCACCTGCTTGACCAGAAACATTAATATTATAAGTACCGGATAATCTATCAGTTCCTAGAACACCTGATGTAATACTACCGGCATTAGTGTAATGTGATCCTTGGAATCCATCAAGTAAATCAGCATCTAAATTACTACCATCACCTGATTTTAATTCTATAGATCCGTTTCCGTCATCACCAATATTGAACTGAGATTTTTTAAATCTAGAAACACCAACTGTACCATATAAATCTTGAGAAATAGTCTGATCTGTTGTCCTACTGATATCAATAGTAGTGTTAGCATAGTTTCTGGTTACTTCTCCTACTTTTGCTCGTAGATTTAAATTTGAACCAGGACCAAATATTACTGGGATATTAGCACCAGAAATAACAAAGTCGCCGCTTGTGAATCCAGTACCACCATTAGTTACCAGAACTGATGTTACTGTTCCACCGGCAATAACTACATTAGCTTTAAGACTTGTACCATTACCAGTTCCAGTTAAAAGAACATCAGGATACGATCCGTTGGTGTATCCACTACCAGGATTAGCAATAACAATTTCTTCTACGAAAGCTCCAATAGTAAACGTAGACTCCATAACAAGAGGAGATACTCCTCTTTCAAATTGGATGATTGTTCCAGCTGGAACATCTGCCGATAAAGCTTTATCTAATAAAATATCCGTAGTACCAGCAGCAGTAGTTACAACTGAAATCAACGTATTAGATTGAATGCCAGAAACATTATCTACAACTTCATGCCCTTTAAGAAGATTTGAATTTGTTGCGAATGTTAGTGTACTGGAATTAGTGAGAGATTGAGCACTAGTAATAGCGAAGTATCTTGTTTCAGCACCTTTTAATGACTGAAGGACGGGAGCGTATGCTTGGTCTCCTCTTAAAAATGTGAAAGAGTTAGCAGCAGAAGAGTTTTGTGCCAATCTTGATGTGGATAGAATACCAGAAGTAACAGATCCAGCATCAATCTGATCGGAAGATAGTGCTACCCAATTACTAATATTCGTAGAAGAAGTATTGTATACTCTAATTACATCTACTGTAGTTCCATTATCATCATTGACGTAATCTGTATCGGCAAATTTTACATTATTAACAATGCTTCCGTAAAGTCTACTTTCAATCAATCCACTAGCAGTTGCTTGTGTACCACCTCCAGATGTAGGAGCATCAATTGTAATTGTAGGAACAGATGAGTACCCATAACCACCAACATAATTATTAAATTCTACAATACTTAGTGATACAATTTGACCGTTAGCAACGGTTGCTATGATATCAGCAGATACTGTTGGAGATCCTCCACCACTAATTGTTACATTTGGAGCTGATGTGTACCCAGATCCACCATTAGTAATATTGACAGTATACAAAATACCTTGTCTATATTCTGTTGCTTGAATCTGTGATCCACTGCCTCCAACAGCACCACCGGAATTTCTGGAAGCATATATATCATTCACCGTAAATGCTAAGGCAGCATTGTAAGAGAAACCTAAGAACTGACTTTCCGTATCATTATTAAGAATAAACGATCGGGAGGTATCGTTTTGAATAACAATATCTCCGGCAAGAGCACCACTATCTCCATATGTGGTATTAGCCCCAAGTCTTTCTGCTTGATCAGCAACTGTGTAAACACTAAATGGACGTAGAGCAGGAATTTGATCTAGTGAAATTTTGCCACTATCTGTTAGTTCAACAAGTGCTCTAGGAACAGCGTTTGTTGAGTATGGTTTGTTGATATATGGACCAAGGTTGTTAGTAATATAGTCCTTGACTGCTTTCTGGGTTGGGATCTTGCTGTCAGAAGATGTAGCACCACCAAGTGTATTGGAAGCATCGAAACCAGTAACAACAACATCACCACCCTTCAGTTTTAAGAATTCAACTTCGGAGATGGTAACTGTTCCTGTAAAGGTGATAGCACCAGTTCTGTTCTCGATCTTGGCGAATGTACCAACCTTGAAGTCACCAAGTTCGTCAGTACCAGAAACATAAACACGACCATAGTTTTCGGAAACTTGTTCGTTTGCTTCGATCTTAGTTCCACCGTTCTCTGGCAAGGCATTGTAATTAGTACCAGATCCAGCAAATTCCCAAGTGTGGGAAGAAGAGTTAACAATAGATGGTCTATGTAGTGCTACTGAAGGATCACTACCGTAATTAGTGTTGTGATACGCTACTAAATTTGTAGCACTGACCACTTGTCCGTTATTATCATCAATTAGAGAAAGTGATCCACCCGTGCCATCATCTATAGTTAAAGTACACGTAAATGGTGGTCCTACTGTACCTCCAGTTACTTCATCTATGAAAAATTCTGTATCACTATCAACATTACTATAACCATCTACCTTGACGATATAATGCTCTAGAGCTCTTCTTCCTAAATTCTCTACCGTAAGAATAGATCTGCCGGTAACTGTATTTGATACATTAGAAATATATGCTCTATTATAAACTCCTCCACCAGATGTGTATCCAGAGTCAAACTCATAGGATTCTTTTCTAAATCCTGATGCTCTTAGGGCAAATGTACCGAAGTTGGTAGCAGAGTTAGTGATAGAAGCATATCCACCAGACTCGGATAAACAACCATTTTCAGCAAAGATAACGAAGACAGAAACTAACTGAGTATAACCGTCATTAATAACTCTATATCCAGTACCACCAAATGTGATGATGGTAAAGGCAGCAGCAACCATTGATTTTCCTTGGTTGGGGAAGGATGCTGATCCGTCAAGTTCTAGACCAGGGAATGGTGAGTTGGGAGAAGCAACTTTGTCTCCATCGATTTCAGCACCACCGCCACCTAGGAAAGAAATAACCGAAGCGTTTTGTGTATATGGAGATGCCTCAATGATAGGAAGATCATTATATGTAGTTGTTGGAGTTATGATTTTATTATCTTGATCATAAAGATAATTATCTGGTCTAGTCAGAATATTTGAAGTATCAAACAGAGTTCCATAATTTACTGCTGTTCCTCCAGGAGCAATAGTTCCATCTAAAATTTGCTCAAGTAGTAACATGGAAGTATTGATAGTAGAAGCAATACCAGAGCAAACAGGAGATCCTCCAGATGCAAATATAGCAATAGAATTATTCTGGGTTCTTACAAATGTATGTGTCGATTGTGGTAGATGCTTAATAGCATTAGTTCCGGCAGAAACAAAAGTATGATCAGATTGTGGTAGATGCTGTACGGCATTAGCAGTAGCACCTACAAAAGCATGGGTGTATTGCTGACCAACTGGAGAAGCACCCACATTAATTGTTATTAGTCCATTTTGTCTTTCGATCCCGTTAGCAGCAGCACTTACAAAACTGTGACTTCCCGTATAAGCAGAAGGACCAACTTCAATATCAAACGTATTTGTAGTTACGTTAGTAATTTGTAACCAACGACCACTTGGATAATCGTACCCAGCACGAGGGTATGATTTATTGATAGGAGCAGATTCTCCTTCAGGTTGGCAAGAGAATGTTAATGAAGTATCAGCAACTTTAACATAATCACCTTCAGTGAAGTTATGATTAGCAATTGTTAAAGTTACAAGACCCAGCAAAGCATCATAATCAGCATTAGTTGCTGTATGCTGAGATGATCCAACATTAGTAATAGCAATAGACTTGCCAGCAAAAGGATCAGATCCAGGGCGTGGATAGGTTTCTTGAGAAACATTTCCATCTGAATCACAAGTAAATGTGAGTGAATTATCTTCAAGAACAACACTTCTACCAACTCCTAGACCATGTTGTCCAATATCCATGATCATATCGCCAGTGTCAGCAGCGTAACTAGCCGACGATGGTTGCCAATACTTATTGGCACCAGACTTACCTACATTAACTGTAATAGTGGTTGGACCAACTGCTGAAATTGGAATAGATCTTCCAGCAAACGGATCAATACCTGGACGTGGATATGACTTAGTTGAGTCATCTCCATCCATCTCACAAGTAAAGGAAATTGAATTATCATCAATAGTAATACCAGCACCAATGTATAAACTATGTGATCCGATTGTTATCGTAAACTCACCAGTAGCAGGATCGTATATAGCATCTGTTGGTGTAAATTGTACATCAGCAGCAGAAGCACCTACGTTTACAGTAATAGTATCATTAGTAGTCCCGGTGATCGCTAATTCGCTATCAAACGCTGTTTGACCAGCACCAGGAAGATAATGTTCTGTCTTGTCGCCATCCATGGCACAAGTGAACGTGAAAGACTGTGGAGCAATTCTGATCACATTGCTGGTGGAATACCCATGACCAACTGATGTAATAGTAAAATCTCCTGTAGCAGGGTTGTAGGTAGCGTCAGATGGAGTGAGAAGTTCTAAAGCTACATTGGATCCATCTACAAGAATATTCCAATCTTCAAATCTAGGAATAGGAGAATAAACATCAATTTCATCCCAAACTAAAATGGTTCCATTTGCCAACGCTGAGTCAAATGTGTGGTTAATCCCAGCAGCAGAACCAGCATCTCCAACATTAGTTGTGATAGTTGTGTTTCCACCATTGATACTAACAGCAGTAATTAGACTACTCTTGCCATAATTACGATCTGATGGAGTAGGACTTGCGTGATTACCTGCTCCAGATCCAGGATCACAATTGAATGTGATAGCACCTTCTTTAAAAGCAACTCTAGTTCTATTGGCTATAATAGGTGTGGTTGGAGTTGGGAATGTTACAGTTAACTCCCCAGAAGTTGAACTATATGTAGAGAAGGATGGAGTTGTGTCAATAAAATTACCATTTGTCCAATTACGCATCGCTTGACGAGCGTACTTACGAACCTGACGGAAGGCATAAATGGTGCCGCCAAGTTGTGCTTCAGGAACTCCAGTTAATGCTTGACCAGTATAGTATTGCTCGGCGGCATTGACGATACCCGAGTTGCCACCAAGACATAAATCTCTAATTAAACCGGAAAGTACAAGACTAATATCTCTCTTACACTTAAATGATCTTTGCTCATTTAATCTAAGTGCTGGATAGAATGATGTGGCATCTCTAAATGATTGATCAGCAATTACGTGTCTATTTCTAGCAACTAAATAAGCAGCATCCAGAAGTGTTCCATTAGTATTATTTGCTAGGATATCATTAAAAAGATATACTATTGTATTAATAGAAGCTTCTACATCAGCACAAACGGGAGCTCCAGCTGTTGTTGAAATTACTGTTGGATCTTTGTATCTAGCAACACTCGAATATTCTGGAACATATTCTAGATTACTGGAAGTTCCATCTCCGGTAATCCAATTTCTCATTGCCAAGACCATCAGTTGTCTGGCATATTCAAAAGCTCTAATAGTTTGAATAATTTCGTTATCTACATATTCAACTCTAGCTCCAGAAATATAATATTTTGCTGCTTCGATAACATGAGAATTTGAACCATACTCAAGGTCCATTAGAATAGCATTGACAAAGTGACCAACATCTCGGTAACACTTCGAGTCTCCGCCAGGAATATTAAATCCTGGATAGATTTTTTGTCCCTGTGTACAAGAAACTACGATATCTTCTACTTTTACGATATCATCATTTTTTAATCCAGAGATTGTTGTTGTTGTAGATATAGAACCAATCCCAGTTTCATTGTTATAAGCTAGATTTGAAACTGTATATTCAGTTCCTTCAAACGTTACTGTACCGCCGCTCACGTAGGAATGAGCAAAACTGTTTGGATTTGTCCTTACATTAAAAGTATTTAAATCAGAATTGTAGTTTTCAACTGCAAAATGTTTTTTAGCAAATTGATCGTTTAATTTTAAAACAACTTCATCTTTAATAAAATCTATATTGTTTCTAATTAAATTACAAGCATCTTGATATCTTCTGGAAACATATGATGCTCTATTAAATTTGTTTGGTGAGTTTAGTAAAGATAATGTCATGTAAGACATTGCTGACTTTACTTCTACGATACCTGTTGGTAAGTAATTATCTGTGGTAAGAACTGTAGTCTTTTTAGGAATTACGAACCTTCTAGATCTTCCATCAGCATCTAATAATATTTTATAAATTCTTTGCTTTCCATTAAGGAATGATAAATCTGTTGGGGATGAAGGTAGACCAGAAATTTCAATTTCCTGACCTTCTTTGAAAGGATGGACGTTTGCTCTTCCAGAAAGAGCATTAGTATAGAAAATAATACCACCCAAGTCTTCGCCATTTCCTTCCACCTCAGATCCAAAACCACCTTGAGAAACTTCGGCAGTTCCTTGCTTGGAAAAATCAATTCTTGTGATGGGAAGAGCTGTAGTATAATCAGTTCCAGTCTCTACAACTTCACCTTCAGCACGAATAGATTTGATGTCAGTAGAAACAAACTCATAAGCGACTCTAAGGAAAGTAAGTTCTGCGGTTCCATTTGTAGCAGCACCACTAGTATGATTTGGGATAGATGTACCTGTAGTACCTGATGCTGTTACAGTATAAACATTACCAATCGCCCAGAGGATATCGCCACTTGTTACAGCGGTCTCTTCTAAGTACTTAGATGTGCCAGAACCACCAAATTGGAAAGTTTCTCCTGTAGCAAACGTACTATTAGTAACATTTACCAAACCTGTGCCATTTACATAAGCTTGTGGTCCAGTAGTTGTTGTAAATGATAAAGAAAATATTGTACCTTCAGCACCAGTATTAATACCTCTTACAGCACTTCCTATTGTTAAGTTACTTAACCCAGTATTAGTTTGGAAAGTGGAAGAAATTCTAGGTGGTCCAAATACTTGATGACCAATAGGTAAGGTTCTTCCAAACCCACCACCAGATTCTTTATCAAAATAAATTCTTTGCTTATCGTCAAATACCATGGCAAAATCCCATGTTGCCACAGGATCTCCATTAGAATCAATTTGATCACGGAAAGTAATACCAGTTACATAATTTTTATCACCAAACTTAAATACATGCTTTCTAGCATTTTGTGGTCTTACAATAACTAAACGAAGGTTGTCACCAACAAGTGAACAATCTGGTGGTATTGAAATTGGGTTATCTTCTACATAGTCTCCCCCGGAGATGATAAGAGTCTCTTTGACTCCAACAGTAGACCAAGCAATTTGACATGCTTTTTTGATTGTTCTAACTGGGTTTACAGCAGAACGACCATCATTTAAATCATCGCCAATAGATTGTGAGACATAAACACGACCACCAACGTCATTCGTTGCTAGGTTGAGGACGTATTCTGTAGTAGCAATCTTATCTGATCTATCTCCTAGTCTTGGAGTAATAGATCTTGGAAAAATTCCTGCTTCACCTGTCTCGCTATAGAAAGGTTGGTTTTGATCAATAACTCTAAAACCAATATGTTTTAGTTGAGCAGTTCCATTTGCTTCAACACCATCAGTATGTTCTGGTGGACTAATAGAATCAGTTTGTCCAGAAGTTATTACCTGATATACATTAGTATTATAATAACGATAATCTCCTACCTGAACAATGACGTTTTGTGCCCAAGGAGTTCCAGTATTATTTTGGAAAGTTTTAAGATTGGGAGCTCTAAAACTAGCATCAGCGGTAACAAAATTATCAATATCAAGGTTCAAGATACGAGCAGTATCAGAAATAATAGATGTTGAAGTTCTTACAGCTCCGTTGACATCTAACTCAAATAAGACTTCATCCAGAGTAGAAGTAGCCGAAACACCTGCTCCACCTCCACCACCAGTGAAGGTAATTGCTGGAGCAGTTTCGTATCCATCTCCAGGATTGTCAACTACAATTGCTGTTACTAACCCATTATTAATTACGGCTGAAGCTTGAGCTTGAACAAACGGTGATCTAGTTGGAGATTCAATAACAACCGTTGGAGGTATTGTATAATCAGCACCTTTCGATCCAACAGTAATTTTTTCAATCTTTCTCCCAGTCCTATTAATACCAACTCTTGGCAGACCAGCATCTGACAATTGAGCTCTAAAAATTTCCCTCTCGGAAGCCGACGTACCAGTTCTAATAGTAAATTCGGATTCTCCTAAGATGGAAGGATTTATGCCCGAGATTCTTTCGTTATCCGAGTTAAACTTAAAGCTCATGTTACTGCTCTAAACCGCCTTTTTCCTACATATATTTAGCATTAAGACCAGTCGATAGATACTACCTCTGTAGAAACAACCCATTTAATAATATTGGTAGTTCCTGTTCTTGTTGTATTAAAACTGAATCTATTATCAGCACCAGTATCAAAAACATTAATATCCCATTCTTGCCCTGTTGGAATCGTATCTCTAATGACAGTGGTCAATTGTCCTAAGGAAGAAACATCACCAATACTATCAACAGAAACTGCTGCTTCAATTTTAACCAAATAAAATCCACCACCACTATCATTGGATGCTGCTACTGTTCCAGTAATAAAATTAATTGTATTGTTTGGTAATATAATTTGTTCGGAACCACCGTCAAGACTCAATACTCCAGTGTTAAGTCCACTTAAAATATATTTTGTAGTACTAGAGTTTGTGAAATTTGAGTTTTGTATTTTTAATGTGTTAATATTCTCAAAATTTTGTAATTCATCTACAATTTGAGTTCTCCCTACAGAAAAACCTCCAGTAGAATCAAAGTTTTTTAAATTGACCGCCATTTTTAGTTCCTAATAGAATTGACTACTACAGTAATATTTACAATATTATTTGCTACCAAACCAGAATTTAATGTGAAGGTAACAATAACATTTCCATTAACATCAAAATCAAAAGTTGGTGATGCTTGAATTTCTCCTGTGTTTAGATCTCCATATTCTGTATGGAAGATATCAGTTCCATAATGAGTAATTAAATATTCATTAATTTGTCTATGGTTTGAAGATTGATTATGAATAGAAACTACCATTTTGGCAGAAGAAATTTCTGCTGGATTAAAAATTGTGTAAGTACCAGTATTTGTTACATCTTTTTCTAATAGTAAATCTGATGTTGTGGTTTCAACATCTCTTAGATTAAAAACTGTTAGAGTTTCATCTAACACTTTTGTATATGAATTTGAAGAAGTTCCGAATCCAGTATTTACCTGAACTTCTCCCGTATTTGTTAGTCTAAACAGAGGAGTTGTTACAAGACCTGTGGAATGACCAATATCTAAATTATCTCTGCTTGAAAAAATAAAACTATCAGTAGAATTAAGTTGATCATTTCTGATTGTTAACGCTTGACTAGCAAATGTAAGTTCTGGACAATCAATTTCTAATCCAGATGATTCAATTCTATTGACCGTTCTTAAAATAATATTTTGTTGATTGACATCTAATGAATTTGAACCATCATTATAGAAATACAAAGTATTTTCATTTGCTCCTGGAGCAGATTCTGGAATGATATATGTATTTCCATCAACGTCTCTAACACCACCAAGAGAAGACCATTTTGAGTTGGAAGCAATATATCCTTCATATTGTTCGATATCAGTATTATATCTAATAGATCCAGCCGCTGGTGTTCCTCTTTGTCCAGTTTGTCCAGATGGAATTGCCAAGGAAGATGTAGATACAATCTGTACTTTCCTACCAGAATTTGGTGATATGATCAAATCACTAACATCGGTAGAAATTGTATTTCCTGTCAATCTCAATTCACCATCAATTGATAATTGAGTTTGTTCTGTTAGTTTTAGTTCATCAATTTGACTAAATGTAAGATCATCAACAGCAATGGCAAACCACGTAAATTCTACTGTTCCTGATAAAGCTGCTCCTGAAGTATGAACAGGTTCATTTCCAGAAGTACCTGAAGTACCAGCCACAGTAACTTCATATAAATTTTTCTCGTATCTTGCGTAATCGCCTACAGTATAATTTTGATTTGAACTATACACTGTGTGAGTAGGTAAACCAACTTTGGAAGAAGAAATAGTCTTGGCACTAAGAAAATCTAATTTTTGTGGAGTTATTTTTACAGTATTGTTACCATCATTATAAAAATATAAAGTATTGTCGTTAGCCCCAGTTGTTGCTTCTGCTTCGATATATGTGTTGCCGTCAATATCTCTAACACCACCTAAAGAAGACCAAGAGGTTGTGGCGGCACTATAACCTTCATATTGCCCATTTTCTGTATTAAATCTAATAGCACCATTTTCAGCAAGAGTTGTTGGTCTTTCAGTAGATAGTCCGCTAGGAATAATTAAAGCAGTGTCGCTATCCACTTTGACAATTTGATCTGTTGCTGGTGTGATAATAACACTATTGTTTAAACTAGAACTGATGTTATTATCAGTAATTATTAATTTATCTGATGAATTAAAAGATCCATTAGTTTTTAATTCACCTGAAGTCGTAATTGATCCAGTAGACGCTACAGTTTGAATAGTAGTACCAATGTCTAAATCGCCAGTTACTGTCGTTCCATTTACGGATGTAATAGATAAAGATGTTGTAGAATTTAACGAAGTTCCATTGATAGTTGTTCCTTCCAATAACGGAGTAGTTACACTAACATTAGAAACTAATGAGGAAATACTGCCCGAAAGTCCAGTAAAAGAAGATGCTGCTACATCGCCTGAAGATACATCCAAAAGAACTGAATCTACGGTAGAAACAGTATCAACTAATAACTCAAATCCAGATCCAAAAACTTTGGGGTTATTTGTATTGGTAGATAAAACTGATTCATATTCAGAATACCCACCCATTAAAGGATGGACGGTACAGTAAAAATATATATTTGGGGTGGCATCATTAATAGTAATATCTAAATAGTCTGCTCCCTTAAAAGTTCCTTCGCTATACTCTACTCCAGTAAATGTTAAATCAGCAGTACCATCTCCTGTAGGAAAACTATCAAGAGTCAAAGAAGTTCCATTGACAATACTTTCTACTACAGATGTTGCCTCAAGTACCCCAGATCCTCCAGAAACACTAACTGTCATTCCAACTGTAATGCCAGTAGTATCGGTAACTGTTAAAGTTTTTGAAGAAGTTGAAATAGTAACTCCAGATTGAGATACTGTACCAAATTCTCCTCCGGGAGTTCTACTGAGAGCAAAAATATGTCCTGAATTGGAAGAGTCTGAATAGATAAATCTATATGTGTTACCAGAGTATAATGTAAATAATGGATTGTATTGGTCTTCTGGTGTATCGCCAGTGCCATCATCAAGTAAATATTGATTTGCCGAAGTCACTCCTGTGATAGTTTGGTAATTGCTATTACCTATTTCAAATATTTGATCATTTACATCAAAACTATCATTTCCAACTACAATAGCATCTATGAAAGATCCTGTGGAAAACACTTCATAGCATGGAATAGCACTGAAAGTAGACGCCGATTGAATTGTTATCTGTGCTCCCGAAATTCCTCCAACAGAACCTGATGGAATATTGATAACTTCTGAAGTTGTATATTCAAAACCAGTAGAAACAACATTAGAAATTTCTAACTCGCCTTCGGTATTAGTAATAAAATCAATTACCAAACCTGTACCAGATGCTCCAGGTAAAGAAACATTGTTGTATGTCTGATTGTTGGATCCTGTATATACGTTAACTAATCCTACGCCTTCAACTTGACCACTTCTACCTTGAACATCATTGTTCTTGGTAAAAACAGAAGATGCTACGGTATTTGGAGAAAATTCTATTAATTGTGTTGCTACAACAGTAACAGCATATTCGATATTAGATGAAAGATCTGAAGCATTTACAGTTAAAATATCATTATCGTTATATCCTAATCCTGAATTAGTGATACTTATATTATCAATAACCCCTACATCACCAATAGTATATTGAAATGGTGTGGATGGAGTTCCGACCACAGAAGTATCTAAAGATAAAATATCACCAGATTGATACAGATTGCCATCATCATAAAGTGATATAGAAAACGTTTCGACAGTACCTGGATTGCTAGAAATAGTAAATTGGAACCCAGCCCCAGTTCCTCCGACCTGAGCAGCTGCTACTGATAATACTTCTCCTTGAATATAACCACCATTTCCTGTTCCTGGAGTAATTGTAATACTATCTACAACCCCAGATATAATATCAAATTCTGCTGTTACTCCTACTCCACTTCCTCCGGTCAACCCAACGTCCGAATATAGTCCATCAGTATATCCAGAACCAGCATTAGTAATAGTACCTTCAACACTAGTAATAACTACATCAGCAACAGCTCCGACACCATTTCCTCCTGTTAAATCTACATCAGTATAATTTCCTGGAGTATATCCGTCTCCATTTGTCGTAATACTTCCGCTATAAGAAAGAACATTAATAGATGCTGTAGATCCAGATCCAGATCCACCCAAAAGTGCTACATCAGAATATGATCCGATATCATATCCCGATCCGGATTGATTAATTGTAACTCCACTAGTAGTAATCGTATTTTTTCTTACTACAGTATTTTTATAGAATACGGATTCTTCTAATTTAAGATCTAAAACTTTTTTTGAGTTACTGACAAATCCTAATTCATTCTGAGCATTTTTATATAAACCTAAACTTACATCAGAAGCAAATGCTAGAGATGGAGTACCTCTAGTACCATCTCCTAATTTTAAATTGCCGGTCGAAAGATCAGAACCACCTTCTGAGATGTTGAAAATTTGATTTCCAAGCTGGTTAATCTTTTGCCTTTGAACTTCAAAGGTATCTGTTCTGGCGACGTTAATTGCTGGCATTTCTTACGATCTCTCTAAGAAGTAGTTTGATTTCAGATAATTCTTCCTTCAAAGTATTTATGTCTTCTAATGCATTGTTGAATGTACGAGAAAAGTTTCTGGGAGCGGGTTTGTCGGTGTTGACAATCGCTCCCGTAGTAACATCACGAAAAAGATTTTCGTGACCTTCGACTTTTAAATATTTCATTAATATGAAGCAACAACTCGTAGATCTTGAATCTTAGGTACGTATGAAGGATTATCAGTCTTCATAATAATTTTTACAGCAAAAGAAGTAAACTCAGGAAGATTTGAAGCACTGTAAACCAATTCTTGATAATCTTGCTGTTTTTCAAACTGACCAGATATTGAGTTTGATGGACTGGCTAGATTATTTACATCAGGATCTCCATCTATATTAAATGGAACCCAGTTAATATCACTGAAGTTTGCTGAACTAGAAGACTCTCTAATTTTATAGTAAATCTTAACATTTTCTATATCAGTGAGATTCATAGTAGATCTTACATCGATGGCAGATCCAGAGTTATCAATAAAGACTTCTTTAGTTACATACTTAGCAACTGAAGAACTATTTACGGCATCTGTTTCTGGTACATAATCAACTCCGGTAGAATAATCAATTTGGTTGATTTCAATAAATACCGGAGTATCGTCTCCAGTAGATAGTACAACATCACCTGATCTAAAGACATCTGGTTGCTGAGCAGTATTATCTTGATTTCTTGTGTATGCTTCAGCATTTGAAACGGATGCTGTATAGTTTCCATTAATTGGTTGATATGAATTTTCAACAATTAAAATTTTATCTTCAGCATCCCAGAGGATAACTTTACCATTAATTTTATTGGAGTAATCTACACTAGAATCTTGGGGTGAATAAGCAATTACATTAGATCCTACACTGAAATTAAATTGAATTTCTGAAATAGCGGTAATCGTGATAGCGACGTTTGATACTTCAGCTCCTGTCTCATCAATGAGAGTCAATGGTTCTCCTTGCTGGAATGGAGTAGTAGTTTTAAGTCTAATAGTGGCATCGCCATTAGTAAAACTAGTAATAAATCCTTCTGCTTTGGACGTTTGTCCAATTAAGAATTTGTTTGCACCTACGTCTCCAGCATTACTGCCAGTAACAGAAATTGATAACTGGTATAGAGGCAAGAATGAAAGTACTTGATCTCTCTTACCATAACGATCTTCGTAACCACTAGCGTTTTCTATTCTATTAGATGCTGTTTTAACGGTAGCAGTACGTAGATCAATAACAGGGGATAGAGCAGAATTCGATGTCGAAAGTTTAAATTTATACTTTAATGAATGTGCCAATCCGTTCATAGTTTGGTTAATTCTAGAAGCAATAACTTTTTGATTAGTAAAGAACTGCTCTTCTCCTAAGAATGTTTTTTCATAATCCGAAAATGAATACGAAACATAATTCTTGGTGCTAGAATCAACGGGAACTATATCTGTAGTTGCTACAAATGAATCAATCTTAGTGCCGTCAAACTGTAAATAAGGAACTTGGGCATATAATTTTTCAAATTTTCTATTATAAGAAGCAAGAACGTCGCTACCACCTCCAATGATGCTAGAACCAGCTCCATTTGGACTCGTGATGTTGTAAAAATCAATACCAGAATTAGAAACTTTGTAAAGTCTCTGGTTCAAAGTAACACCAGAAATACCACCAATATCCTCAGCATTCTTGAAGAACACATACGAGTTTCCGATAGTTTCAAAACCATTGTCTCTATGATAAATTTTAACAATAGAATTATTGTTTTTAAACAGAGATGAAGTGGCGTTAGTAGCAGATCTTACACTAGTCTCAAATGGAGATACATCTAATTTTTCGTAACCAAGATTTTCATTAGTAACTTCAATTTCTCCATCTGTTCCAGGAGTAAACTCAGCACGGTATAAAGTAAATTTAAGATCTTCAAATAGATCTTCGGTCCAATTATCAGTGTTTTGTGATTTGTAAACTGATCCTAATAGAGGTTGTGTAGTAACAATGTTACTAGTAGAAATTTCAGTTTCTCCTAATTTAGATACCCACATTTCATACTCAATAGAATCTGTTTCAATAGCAAGAGCATATTCGGTATTATTTTGTAAGTATACCGGATGCTTGAACATAAACTTGGTTGGTGTGGTGGATTCAGTTACTCCAGTATCATCTACAGCAATACCCATTCTTACCGAAGGTGTATCAATTTCGATAACTGATTCGATAACAGCTCCGGCAGCGCCTAGTCCTACTCCTTTAACAACAACTGACGGCGGTTCGGTATATCCTCTTCCAGAGAGCGAGACTTCACAGTTATATAACTTACCATCAGATACAGAAATTGAACCTGTTGCTGACGATCCTCCGGGGAGTTGGGGACTTTCTATAACAATAGAAGCAGTTTCGTAATTATCTCCAACGTTAGATACTCTTAGATCAGTAACCTTACCAGAATCTTTGGCAATGAATACTCCTAATGTGGTATTATTTGTAGCGTTGTATGATGTAACAGAAGGAATAGATAAAGATTCATTTGCTACAAATGATGTGCCGTTATGATTATTAAGAACAAGAGTGTAAACTTGTTCTTTGTTTAGCAAGAACGAATTGCTTGTATCATCACCAACTCTTACTAGGTTAGAATCAAATACCTTAGCAATAGGTCCAGAAGCATTAGAAGTTTTACCAGTTACATACTCATTCAAATTAATCGTAACTGTTTCACTTTCCCCGGTTACATAAATTTTTAAATAAGTTTCGGGAGTTAGTGATACTTGTGTACCGGGAATAATATTTTTGCCCGGTTTGCCTGAAGCAACATCAGTCAAATAAGCTCTAAGAGGAATAGTTTCACTTTTGTTCTTGAAAAATAGATCAATTCCAGTCGCCATTACACCACCATCAAAGTTTTCAATCTTGAATGTTTGGGCAAGTGGATTTGGTTTTACTGGATTGTCAGTATTACTATCAACTAACTGAACACCTTCATTTGCCTTAAAGAAAGAAACAGCAGTAGATGTAATACTCGGTGGATTGGCCGGAGTAGTACCAGAAGCATAGAATTTAACTTCAGCATAAGTATCAACTTCTGACTTATCAGAATCATCTGATGCCGAAGTAAATCTAATAGTTTTTGTTCCAGTCGAGAATCTAATTTCTTCTCCAGATTCATCATATTTTACAGTATCTACATCATTAGTCCACCTAGTGTTAGATACAGGAGGAAGACCAGCCGGAACTAAAATAATACCAGAAAGATTTCCGTTTGAATCAGTAATTAGAGGAGCACCAAATGTTGATAAAGAGTTTCCAGATTTGCCAGTAAATCTACTATCGGGCACAACCCAACGATCAATATTACGTCCTTCCATATAGACATAAACTTTGGTGTCTGGTTTTAATCTATTCATGACAAACTTAACTGGAATAGATCTGGCGAAGAACTGGAGTGAAGAAGCAATTTTTTTGCCATCTACAGTTTTAGTAGCAAGACCTTTTCCTACTTCGTTATTCTGTGGACTTACGTTAGAAGAACTAGAAACACCAGCAGATTGTACAGTAGATTCGATATCTTCTGTATTAATACCAGCAAGAGATTCGATAGGAAGGAATCCTGAATCGCTACCACACCAATTTATAATAAATGAGTTGTAAATACTAGAATACGCTTCCGAAGTATTTTCTTTAGCCAAGAAAATAGAATTTAGTTTAGTATTGGAATCAACTACTAATGGAGCAATACCTTGATCATACCAAGAATCTTGTTGGGGTTCAATTACGCCCTCTCCAACATATTGAATAACAACAAATGGATTTGGATTAATAGTCTTCGTGGCATTCTTATTGCCAAGAAGTTCTACGTTTGTGAAAGGTAAAGTAACAATATTATCATTAATAACATAACCAGAAACAACTCTTTGGTCATCTCTAGTATTAATTTCTTTAAGAACAAAACTATCTTCTTTAGATTGTGCTCTTAGAACAGATTGTTGTGTATCAACAGCACATCTATAATCTTCTGATTTTAGGTTTCCGGTTCTATGTGCTTCAAAATTATCTACCAAGAAACCAGATTTGAATCTATCCAATCCAATTTCATCCTTGACTTGCATGTTCAATGCTTGCTGCTCAAGAATGCTTAGGGTAGTATAATACTCTAGACGCTCAATTCTTTTTTCTAGTTTGCCAATATCCTTCATAGTATAACGCTTGTTATCTACAGGAATAATTCTTACATCTTTGCTACTGTTGGTGAAAGCAGGAATATGTAAATAGCACAGAGAAACAGCATCATCTAATAACTCTGGTTTAGAAGGGTTAAGAGAAGAGTTACCTTCTTTGATAATAAACTCTCCTTTTTTAGTGAGGAATAAACCGTCGATACGATCCAAATACTGTTTTTCACTGAACGAAACAGTGTATGGTAGATTTTGATCTGGAGCAGGTGTCGCTGTAGGAATACCACCAGTTCCTAAGAAAGTAATATAATCTGTGGTATCAAATAGTTCTACAATTGATTGATCTTGGAATCCAGTAATTGTAGTATTGCCATCTACTTTAGGTCTGAAATCAATAGAG